TGTTATCGGGAAAAGTTTGTGATTTTAGAACTTTGAAACGCTGGCATGCAGGAGAATTGATAACTATAAGGAGTTATCAAAAACTATTCACCTTAATAGAAGAATAGTCCTTGGGCCGTCGTTCCGAGTCCTTGGTCCCTCGTCCACAAAAAAAGGGAAGACCACTTAAACAAAGTCTTCCCTTTAATAGTTTTGTGAAACTAAGCCTTTCAATGGTCACACTAGGCAAACAGTGTGTAACGTATAAACACCAAGAGGTGATTTATATAAGATGTATTATACAGTATCTTTACCCGACAGGCTACCGCTTAAAGGTTTTTTACGTCGATTGAAGATCTTATCCCAGTTATCGCTGAACTTTTCAGGAGATATTGATAGAGGTCTTGGCTTGGATCCTTTACCCATCGCCACCTGGTCCTGGTTGCATAATTTTTCGCTGAGCAGCGTTTTGTGCCATACCTAACAACGTAGCGACACCGTACACCGCGTTCATTCCGCCTTTGTCGTACGCCGATTTAAAGATTGACGGTGCTCCTTGTCTAAAAGCTGCTGATGTGCCAAGACTGGCTAAACCTTGCCCTGGTGTCATTCTGCCTTGACTCACATTTCGTAATGTTCCTATGCCCGCACGAGCCATGGGAGAAACGCCTAGTTTGCCTCCTACCTTACTCATAGCTAGATTGCCCAATACGCCTTTAACAAATTCCTGTGGGCTGTCTGAGTTTTGTAAACCTTTTATAAAGTCACGTACAAACATTGCATTACGCGTGGCTGGATGAATCCTCGCCAAACGCTTTAAAAAATTTTTGATACTTTCACCAGCCTTTTGGCCGAAGGTTTTTTCTTCTTGAAACTGAGGCATGACAGGTGTAGGTATGCTAGGTGTGAAGTCTCCTATTCCAAACGGTGAAGCATAAGCTCCTATGCCACCAGTAAAGGGGCCCATGTATGTCATAGCAGAGGAAGGCAGTCCCATAGTACCGCCTGGTATTGAACCAAGCACGTCTATTCTGTCTATGCCTGTAGATCCTCCGCCTATTGATCCTAAATCGCCGTTGCCATTCATAGGCTAATAATAAAGAAATGTAGGGGTTAGTGCAATTGAAAGTTCTTTTTGAAAGAGGGGCTGTACCACATGGCAAGAAAGTCAGCGTAGTGCTCTGGAGTCATTTGTCCATCGTACTCCAATATAACTTCCTTCATCAGGTCGTACATTTCTTGAGGTATGAGGTTGTGCTCTACCAGTCCTTCGAGCAACATAGCGTGTTCTTCGGGTCCCGCGTTATCAAACCATTCTTTCATTTCGGGACTGCATTGTTCGTAAACGTCAGCGATTATTGTTCCTTTCTTTATTTTCATTAAATCTTTCCTTTTTTCTTTAGTCTTCTGTAGATTCTAGAGTTTTTATCTAAAAGATTTGTAGGCACTCGTACGGCAATAGAACCTCCGTTTTTGTCGGTGTTAGCACGTAATTTATATAGGTCATTGTATTTGTTAGGCATATTAGTTTCCTAGTGTAACAAAAGGCCTGGGACTTTAGGAGACCAGACCTTCTGTCAATATTATTTAATCGGAAGATCACTGGGCTGGAGGTTTTAAGATGAAATTAAAACGTTTTGGCTCGAACAGCTCTTCCTGCAGATGTTATCTTTATGGAGCACACCGTCTGCTGGCACTCTCTGGATTTCAAGGTTTTAGATAACCTCACGCTGCTCCCCATCCAGCTGGGCTAAAAATCTACAGCGTGGATGTATTCTACTTCAGGCTATGGGATATGTATAGGTATTTATACTGGTTCGAACAAACCTTTTTCAATGAGAATGTCTCTGTTGCGCATGTGTTCGGCTTCTACGTCGTCTTTCGACTGGCCATGATAGGCCACTGCCAAATGGCATTTAACCATGAGCTGATTGATATTTATGCCATCTACAACAACATCCCCCAAAACTCTGCCAAACTTACCTCTGGAGTCCTTGAGCTTTGTTTGTATAACTATTTTCTCTCCGTCCTCGATAGCTTCTTCTAGAAAAGCCCCAGCCATTTTTCCTCTAGCCTTCTCATCTTTGTTACGAGTACGTGACTCGGGAGTATCAATGCCAAATAAGCGAACACGAGACTTGTAAAGAATGTCAAACCCAAGATCCAAAACAACGTCGATAGTATCTCCGTCGACCACCTTTTCAACTGTGCAATTGTATTCATACATTAAATATAACTCCTTCCATAATCACCGTAATTCATAATTAAACCACCTTCTTTGTAACCCTTGAATCCTTTAAACACTTTAGCTTCTATCAACTGTTTTAACGGCCTTATGTCTAATGCGTAGTACGGGCCTCCTGGCACATCTGCTGAATCTGGCAACATTTTAAATAAATCGTCTGCTTTTAAATCGCCCCTATAACTGGCTATAACTTCTGCAATATTTTCAGCTTCTTTTTTCTGGGCTCTGTACACAGATGGCGGAGCTCCTCCTGAGCCTATAGTCCCTATGAAAACGTAGTTATTGCCCTTGTCTAAAGCTTTAGTTATTACTTTCCGTAAGTTCATCGCAGGGTAATTGTTTTTGAAGGGGTAGTCAGGAAACACTGTTTTGTTAGTATTTCTCATTCTAGCTTCGTACTGTTCTAACTCTCTCATTTCTGTAGCAGTAGGATAGTTGTCTGACGCTGCAATCAAACTATTGAAAGTATCGTATTTCTCAGCGAATTTAGGACTGTAATCTAATATTAATTCTACTCTATCTGTAGTCTGTTTAAGGTCCAATTCTTTGTCAGGTTGGTTGGCAAGATCAATTATTTTATTGTTAATTGGTCTAAAAGTTCTTTGGTCATAATTTCTATTAGTCACTGACTCGAGTCTAAGGTTAAAACCATGGTTTAAAAGAACGTATTCATTAAATTTATTCCTTCTTTGTTTCCCTAACGTCTCAAACACATCTAAGGCTTGTGCGGGTTGATCCATAAATTCTTGAAAACGGTTTTGATCTATCAATATACCTAAGTTTCCAAGAGGCTGAGACTCAACAATAGCTTCTACAAAAGCATCGTTACTTTCTTTAACTTGTCTTTCTTTTAGCAGTTTAGTTTCTTTTGCAAACTTATCAGATATTGAACTTAACTCTTGTTCTAGAGGCACAAGAGCAACATCTCTGTACTGACCATACTGACTAGGATCTTCTAAAAGAAGAGAGGCAATATTTCCTGAAAGACTAGAATCATCAACCTGTATCCTAAAATCTTCGTAAGCCTCACCATAATCGTCTTGTCTTCTCTTTATAGCATCAAATTGAGACGTGTCTTCTTCAATCCCCGTTGAAGAAAAATACATTTCATCAGGTTTACCTGGGTCTTGTGAGTGTCCATGAAGTTTAGATTGATTTTCTGCAATCAATGTTCCTGGTCCTGATCCGTCTGGATGTTCAACCTCAAAACCACGTGTCCACATGTTTGCACCATCGCCATGAGGACTATGATTACTGTCATTACCGTCACGGTTAAAATAAGGGCTAGTTTCTAAAACGGAGCCTTCTGGTATCAAAGGAACGTAATGATTCCAAAGTTCAAAATATCGGTCTGATAATGATACTTCGGGAAACAGCTCTGCTAATCCGTCATTTTTAAACGTAAAGCCGCCGTTATGTTGAGTTGATTGTCCCATTTCGTAAAAAGATATATGTCGGTTTAAAGAATCGTAAAGTATGTTTTCTATCTCTGCACGAGTAACTTTTTCACCTGCGTCTTTTTTAGCTTTTAAGAAAGGAGCTATTTCTGTGTTTACAACTTCACTAACAACTTTTTTGTTTCCTCTTTTTGATGTTTCAAACCAATTTTTATTAGTTTCTTTCACGCCTAATTCTTGCAGTAACCCTTGAGGATTTACAGCCTTGTTAGGGTCTTTCGGCAAACGTTGATCTAATATTCCGTCTTCTATCAAAATAGATTGAGTCAAAAAATTAGGATCGATACCTGATTCTATAGACGTTATGCCTCGCCTGTTAGTCATATTAATATTAGGAACAGGTGGTTGTGTAGCGTACAACTCTTCTTTTGCGTTAAGATTTATATTCATAGACCCTGGCCCAACATAACGTGGGTCTGTGCCCGACTCTACTTTTGCTAAATTAGCTCTATCTAAAAGAACTCCTGCTTGTTGTCTTACAGTTTCTGATATTTGCCTTAATGCGTCACGGGGCGTGATGTCTGTTCTAGGATCAAAAAATTCAAAGTGATCTCGTATGTAATCTTGCACGTTTACAAATAAATCAAACTGTTCATTGCTTGTTAACTGTTCGCCAAATTGACTTTGAATTTGATTTTCTAAAAACTGATCGTTGTTAACTAAAAAATCTTGGATGACATTTTCATCGGTAAAAGTTCCTGGATTATCAGGGTCATACTGATCGGCTTCTTGTTCAAACCGCTCCATGTTTTCAACTGCTTGGGTTAGTCTTAATTGATCTCCCATTTCTTCTACAGCTTGATCGGGTGTAGTTTGGTCAAACATTGCATTTGTTATGCTGTCGCCTATTATGTCCTGTCTAAGGTCTTCTAGTGACTGAGCTGTGCCTAATGTAGAAGAAGGAACTTGTGCTCCCAATCCTGTAGCACCACCTATCAATCCTTCACCACCTGCTTGTCTCAAATCTAACTCTAATCCCTTGTCTGTACCAGCTGTGCTACCAAACTGTTCGGTGAGTCCTTGTAAGAACTCTGTGCTTCCTTCTCGCACTCCTGAACCAACTAATGTAGTGTTTAACCTACCAATGTTTTTAGCACCGATAGCATTTAAAACCCCAGAAAAAGTTGCTGTGCCTAAAGCAGCTGCCCAATCAGAAGTATCTGGTTCTGTCCTACCGTTATTCCTAGCCCTTTCCAATGCTACTGGCCCTGCTATCTGTACCGCTTCAAATAATCCTGGTCCAAGTAAACCACCAATAACTGCTCCAGGAACATTACCAACCGCAAATCCTGCTCCTGCACCAATACCCCTAGATAATAAAGATCCGCCTAGTTGCCCCGCTTGTTCTACCACGGCTAAAGGCAAAGCACTAAAGTCGTACATTCCCTCCTCTCCTACAAACTGAGCTGCTTTTGAGTCATAGTCTTTAGGAGCATCTATTAAGCCACTTAAAGTATCTGCTTGTGTGTCAAATCCTAGTGCGCGTAACGTTGTTGCAACATTCTCTGTCGGCTGGTCTAAGCCAAATCGCAAAGCTTTACTAAACTCTGACTTTTCTTTTTCAGAACCTTGTAGATTGCCCGCAGCTAAATCCGCTGCTGTAATGTCTTTACCGAAGAATGCCATTGACTTAGTTTATCGCATTAGCGTATTAAGGTGAATATGTTTATCCTGTCCCTTGTTTTATTGTAATAGTTGTTGAAGAACCACCGTTTATTTTTACAGTGTTGGTTACACCGTCTTGCAGCAAAATCACTGTATAACTTTGTGTTCCATCTAAATCTAACTTAACACTTTGACTTACTTTCCTGGTCAAACTTATATTTTGCCCAGATATTATAGTCGTTATTTGTGTATCTTTATCTTGTCCTATTTCTGTTCCAACAATACGAATACCAACTCCACCTTGTTTAAGTTGGTCTTCTTCCTTAGATATAGCTAGTGCATCTAACACATTCAGTAGGTCTTCTAAAAAATTAACGTCAAGGTAGTTTACATCCAACTCTGTAAATTCTAGCTCTGCTTCATTATCTAAAAAATTTTCTGACAAGTAGTCAATTTCTAACTCGTTAAAGTCTAAGTAATCTGCTGCAGCTTGTTGTTGAGCCTCTTCTTGCAAGTCTTCTTTAGACTCTGGAGGATTTACAATCAACATGTTATCGATCAAATCTAAGGTAATGTCTAATATAACAGGACTTGTAGGAGCTTGTTCGAATGCACTGGCCACCGTAGATTCATAAGGCTGGTTGAGTATGACCATACCCATGGCCGTTTCAACTGTTATCTCACCACTAGACGTACCGTCAGGGTTAGGTAGTAAAATAACTAATGACCTTCCTAGTTCATCTACAGTTATGGTGAAATCTGTGCCTCTTATTCCTATAGTTGCACTGTTCGTTCGTATCTTTATATTCTTTTTCGATACTCTGTTGAGCTTGCCTGTAACAAACCGTGCCGTGCCTTTGGCAAAGGTTAAAGCCATCTTAGATTTATCTGGGTCAGGATCAAAGATAAACTCATCAATCAACACTTGTGAGTTCTCTGTCAGTCGTATCTGCGTTTCGTCTATAAACGTAATACCCATACGGCCGTTTGCAGTTTCTACTTTGTCATAACTGAGTATGCCAAAGTCTAGTTCAGCACCATAAGGTTTGTCTCTTAAGACTTGTGCATTGCCTCTGAGTTCAGATATAGAACCTATATCAACAGACGAATGAATTTCCTGCGTCTGACTGAGTAACACAGACTGTGCCATTAGAGCCAACAGAGGTAATCTTGAGCCAATCATTATCAGATGTAGATTCCTGATCTATATTAAATGTTCTTGATCCACCTGTATGATCTAGGTAGAAATAACCACCAGCATATCCATCGCCATCATAGGTTACAGTATTATCATTACCATCAATATCCATGTAGTTAGTGGCACCATCTACATCTATAGATGCTGTAATGCTATTGCCTCCACCCTGTACAATCCAGTCTAAGTCTAAGTTTGCTGCTAATGCAGTCATGGCGTGATTGAGGGTCATAGTGTTTGTGTTGCCTGTAACCTGAACGTTTACGTTAGAACCATCAGCACCAGTTGCGTTTGTTTCGTCTGTAGACATGTTAAACGTATTGCTGTCCCCTATGAACGAGAAGTAACCTGTATAGTTATCTGCCCATATATCACCAAGAAACTTATTTGTTGAACCTTTCTGTAATACATCTAGCGTCATGGTTGCGCCGTCTAAATCTAACGGAGTCATATTAGAAGCACCAGCTGTAGCGTCTGATCCACCTATAATGTTACCGCTACCACCAACTTGTTCGATGTCTAAATTAGATGTTGCACCCGACTGATCTATGTATACCTCGTTGTCTGCTGCATAAAGGGACGTTGCTAGTAAAAGCAACAAAATAACTATTCTATTCATTCTCACTTCTTCGCTCCCAATACCCTAGTTCTAGGCCTTCGAGTATTGTTTGTAAGACAGCTGTTTCTACAGCCGTCTGTAATGCTATATTTACAGATTCATTTTCTACTATACCGCTCTCAATTTCAACTAATTCGGTATTATTGTTGTAGAACCTAAACACGTCTTGTGATATAGAAGCACTCAACACACTTTTTGTTACCAAGACTTCTATTAATACTTTACCTGTGCTTACCGACACAGTGCGTAAAGACACAGTAATACTGTCTTGCCTATATTCTTTTGATCCACCAATACCTAGATATCTAGCTCCAGCACCGCCTGACTTTATGTTGGTTTCATAACCTATTACGCCACCTTCCATAAGTAGCCCAGCAAAAAGAAGAGGCTTAAGTTGTTGTTTTTCTTCAAAATTTTCCCTGGTGGTACGTATGAGCTGTCTTTCTTTGGTCAGGTTGTCTAGTCCCTTACGTTCTACAACGTCAAAAAAATTAGAATGCTTGAGTGCCCTTATAAGATAAGCATCAGGAGAAGAAGTAATGGCTGTACTGAAACTAGCGTACTGACTATTGGATCTACGTTGGCCTGTATTGTCTTGAAAGCTTTGTCCGTAGACAGCGACAACAGGTTTTTTGACAGGTGGTCCTATGTCCTTGAGCTCTTGAACAAAAAGAGAATTTATTTGTGCAGGCTCAATCTCTCGTATTGGGGGAATGCCATTGTCTAACGGCGGTATTATTAAGGCGCAACTAGAAAGTAAAAGAACCGAGAGGTACAGTAATCTCTGTTGTGTTGCCTTCTTCATCTGTAATTATTAGTGTTACCTTATCGTCCTCAACCCTATATTCTATAGTGTTACCCTCTAATTCTAAAACGCCAAAGTCAGATGCTGTCTCGCCAAACAAACTATCAACCAACTGCCGTGAGAGCTGAGCATAGATGCGTGATTCTAAATTCCGAATAAATCTAGCTAATGTGGTATTTTCAGCTTCTCTTTCTAAATCTTCTACGTAAGCTTTGATTTCTTCACGTATGGCTTCTTTACGACTGAACTCTTGGTTTTCTATAGTTAGATAGTGACTAGATGTATTGATACCTGAGAAACTAGGGTTTTTAAATTTATGCGTCATTTCATCTGCTTGCACAGCCAAAACAACAAACATCACAAATATCATAAAAACAATCAATAGTATTTCGTCAGGTCGTTTGGGATTCATTAGTCTTTTCTTTGATCGTCTCGATCTGCCTTCGCAATCTTGTTGCTATCTATTAACTGCGGCACACCAAGTATTGTTTTTATAAGAGTATCTTGTCTAATTATTTCGTTGTCCAGACTACGTACTCTGTCTATAAGAGCTACTAATATTCCGTGTTGAGAATCTAGTTTTGTGCCGAGGCGTTCTTCCATTTGTGATATCTGATCTGCTACCTTATCGTCTAGCACATCCAGTTTGGTTTCCATGCCATCAATGATTCGGTTGATAAGCTTCCATATAAACAAACCCAGACCAAGTGCAGCCGCTATTGGAAAGCCTACTTCCGAAATAAATAAGGTTACATTCTCCATATACGCTATAAATTATAGCGTTTATTGGAACCAACTGCGAACCTCCCCAAGAACTTCGTTACTGATCTTAACCTTGCTCAATAAATTTTTAAGTATTTGTTCATCAACTGTACCTTGTGACACTAAGTCTATATAAGTACAACTGCGTTCCTGTCCGATCCTATGTATGCGATCTTCGGCTTGTACTCTAAGTTCTAGGTCGTAGGAGTTAGAATAAAATATCATTGTGCTGGCTTCTGTAAGCGTAATACCTCTGCCACCTGTCTGTGGGTTTGACACAAAGTATCTTAACTCACTGTCAGGATCCTGAAACTTCTCAATAATGTTTTGTCGTTCGTCCTGCGGTGTATGGCCATAGTAAGATGCAACAGAACCTTGACCGAACTTCTCAGTGATGGCTCGTTCTAGTTCTTGTATATCTGTTTGAAAAACTGCAAAGATCACAACTTTGCCAGATGTTTCTTCTAATAAGTCCAATACCGTCTGCACTCTGTTGTTCTTCAATATAATTGTTTCACCTTCTTCGTTACGTAAACTACCTGCCACCACTTGTTGTAAGCGCATCAGCTGAGTCAGTACGTTCATAGTAGAAAACAATTCATCTTCTAATACCATAAGTGCTTCACGTTTCATTGTGCCGTATGCTTTGTTTTGTTCGTCAGTTAGTTCTACGTGTCGTCTTACATAAACTTTCTCAGGCAAGTCTAAACACTCATCTTTTATCTTACGTATAGAAAAGTCCTTGATCGATTGTTGCAGCTCCTCTAGTTTCTGAAATCCAACTATCTGTTGAAAGGCATGTTTGCCCATTTGTCTGCGTTGTGTGATTGCGTACCTAGCTTGAAAAGCGTAGAAACTGCTGAATCCCAGCAGATTAGGAGATAAGAAATAACATTGTGAGTACAGATCAAGTGGGGCCTTAGTTATTGGAAAGCCTGTAAGTATTCTTCTGTAGTCTGCTAGTGGTGCCAACTTAATAAGATGTTGTGTGCGTTTGGCTTTTGGATTCTTGATCGTAGTAGATTCATCTACAGCCATCATTACATCGTGTGTAACCATAAACTCTTCTACAAATTTACATGCCTTGACTGTAGCAAAAGCTTCTACATTAACTAGAAAGATATTTAATGTGCCGTCGCTTGGTTCGTTGACCATCTTCTTAAAGTCATGCAACCATTTCTGTGTGTGGTTTGGTTGCCATACTAATACGTTACGTTCTATACGGTCAGGCAGATGTTTGTTTACTTCATTGATGTCCCAGTTTCGTAAGTTACCTTTCGGTGACACGATGAGCAGTCCAGATATTTTACCTTCTTCAAATAAAATACCTGCGTTGTCCAGGAGAATTTTAGATTTACCCAGTCCCATTTCCAAAAACAATGCAAATAGGTTACGATGGTAACTTTCTTGGAGAGTTTCTAATTGATGCTGGTAGGGCTCGCTCTTGAATTCGTAATTGTTTAGTTCCATAAGTTCCGTCCTTTATTCTTCGTTATATATTTGAACACGTCTTAAAGTGTTGCAATATATTATATAGATGGTATTATGCCTTGGCAACTTTAAGTTGATAACGAAAAAAAGAAGGAGTGAGAAATGTCAAACATCAAAGATCTCTTTGAAGAGAGCACAACAAAAGCAGTAGAGGAAATATCAGAAGACTCTATTAAGGACCTCAGTGATTTATGTCAAAAACTTTTACGAGTAGAAGCTGAGGTAGGCAACACAGAAGAAAGACTAAAACGACTGAAAGATCAGCAGAGAGAACTTTCAGAACAACTTATACCTGACAGGCTTACACAACTTGGTGTGTCAGACCTTAGACTAAATGATGGTTCACGTATATCAGCTGAACCATTCTACAGTGCCAGAATATCCGCAGCTAATTTAGAAGATGCGCACAACTGGCTCAGAGAAAACGGACACGGAGATATTATCAAGAACACCATGACACTTTCGTTTGGTCAGGGTGAGGATAATCTCGCAAAAGAATTGGTGGCATCGCTTTCCAAACAAGGGTTTATACCTGAGGAAAAGGAAGCAGTGCATCCAAGCACCCTGAAAGCATTTGTTAAAGAACAAATAGAATCAGGTAACGGTGAGTTTGACCAAGACATACAGAAGAAGTTTTCTGTGTATCAAGGCAAGCGCACTAAAATTAATCGTTGAACGAAGAAAGAAGGAGTAAAAAATGGCAACGAAGAAAAATGGAGAGGGGACATCCTTAACGTCCCTATTTGAAAACATCGAAGAAAAAGGTTTCGGCGATGTAGGTGCGGAAGACCTCAAGACTCCGCGTATCAGCATAGTGCAAGCAATGTCTCCGCAAAGACAAAAAGCCAGCGCAGATTATGTTGCAGACGCAGAGGAAGGAGACATCTTCTATTCAGGCAACAGCACTTGTATAAGTGGAGACGAAGGTCTGTCATTTCTACCTGTCTACTACAACAAAACTTTAGTCGAGTGGCGTTTACGTGAGAAAGGTGGAGGACTTGTTACTGTGCATCCTGCAGACTCTGATCTGTTGAATCGATGCCAACGTGATAGCCAAGGTAGATTAGTTACGCCAAGTGGGGAAACTCAGTTGACGACTACTGCTAATCATTATGGTTACGCGCTCATTGATGATACGCCCCAAAGGTGTGTTATCAATATGACTGGATCACAACTTAAACACTCGCGTAGTTGGAATACCCTGATACAGGGAACCAAACTGCAAGGTGCAAAAGGAGCTTACACTCCACCTGCATACTCGCATTGGTACAAGCTAAAGACGCAAGTGGAATCCAATGATCGTGGGTCGTGGTATAGCTATAGTATTACGCAGGAACGGGTATTGGAGGAGAAAGAAATTGATCTTTTTAAAGAGGCCGAAGAATTCTCTAAGTTTTGTTCCGATGGAGGAATGGATCAGCTACCTGGTCAGCAGACCTCCGCAATCGAAGATAAGTCTGAGTCCAATAAGGATTGGGAAGACTAACTTCATTAGGCTCCAGCATTCCCTCACTCAATGCTGGAGCCTTCTTACTAAGTACGTATGGAAGAAATTGCAAACAAATTTAAGCAAGTATTCTCAGGACTAGAGAGAGCTCACGGTATATATGAAATCACAGGACAAAAGAACACTGCAAAAGGTGTTAAGAAAGATGGCAGAGGACGGACACTACAAGAGCCTCTTACATTAGATCTTTGGGAGAAACATTTAAAAGGTGACCTGTCTATTGGTGTAATACCATTGACTGATGATGAAACTTGCAAATGGGGTTGTATAGACGTTGACGAATACCCCATCGATACAAATGAAATACTACAAAGGATAGAAGAAATGAGTCTGCCTTTGTTGCCGTGCATGACTAAATCAGGCGGCGTACATTTGTTTTTATTCACTAAGGAACCGATACCAGCGTTTAAGTTCCAAGCTAAGCTAGAGGAGATAGCAGCGGCCATGGGGAGAACAGGAGACGAAATCTTTCCCAAACAATACGAATGGTCTAAACAACTACCAAAAGAAAATCAAACAGGCAATTGGCTAAACATGCCTTACTTTGCAGGAGAAGACACAACAAGATACGCACTAAAACCTGATGGCGAAGCTGCGGACATAGAAGAATTTTTTGATCTAGTAGACAACATATCTGTAACAGAAAAACAGTTAGACGAATTTATAGCTGTAAAGAAAAGCAGGAAAAAACAAATTACTAAGCAAGGCAGTATGTGGGACGAAGCTCCTCCTTGTTTGATACACATGAAACTAAATGGGATACCTGAGGGTATGCGCAACAATGCACTACTTAACTATGGTGTGTTCTTACGCAAAGTGCATCCTGAGGGAGAAGAATGGAAAGACAAACTACAGGAGATAAACAAAACAGTTTGCACAAAAGCTCTGTCTCATAGTGAGCTCAATACAATCATACAAAGTCTAGAGAAATCAGAATACAGATACCAATGCAGTAAACAACCTTTGGTTGATTTTTGTCAAAGTGGTATCTGCGTAACTAGAAGATATGGTATCGATGCGTCTGAACGTGATCCTAACTTTGGTGGTTTGCGTAAGTATCTAACTGATCCACCGCTTTGGCATTTAGACGTAGATGGTAGAACAATCGTGCTAGACACAAAACAACTGCACAACTTCTCTATGTATCAACAAAGATGTATGGAGGTTCTTAATATATGTCCTCCTGATGTAAAGAAAACAGATTGGGTGGCCAAGCTAAACGCTCTGTTACAGGACGTGCAAGAAGTTGAAGTTCCTGCTGACATGACAAAACAAGGACTACTACAAGAAGCCATTTATGAATTCTGCAGACTGTCTGAGTCTTCATCAAGATTGTCTATCGCATCTAACGGTGTGTTTAGATACGAGGAAGAAAAGACTAAACAGTGGTGGTTTACAGGTAGAGACGCAGTAATTTTTATCCAAGAGTTTAAGAAGATGCGTCACATTAAAGAAGCCGAAGTGTTTACAGAACTTAAAAACATGGGAGCCACAAACATGGCTAAGTACATCGACAGAACAGTTGGTAACAAAAAGATTTGGATGTTAGACATATACGAGATAGACGAAGACAACGTTGACTCTAACGAATTTAAAACACAGAAAACACCTTTACCATGGGAAGAGTAACTAAATACTTTGGGCCTCCTGGAACAGGCAAGACTACAACTCTTATGAACATCATAGAGAAGAGCCTTGATGAAGGTGTTGCCCCTGAAAAGATAGCGTTTATATCTTTCTCCGTAAAAGCAGCTGATGAAGGAAAAAACAGAGCTCATTTAAGATTCGGTCTTGGCTTTGATGAAATGCCTTACTTCTGTACAAGCCATGCTTTCTGCAAACGCATCATGGGTATATCCCAAGTGATGGGTGGCAGAGACGTGTTTGATTTCTTAGAAGATTATGAGTTTAACTTAACAAAGAAGTATGGCACTAATGCAAGAGGCCTTAGGTCCGTGGTCCAAGATCCCTATTTCGATATCATAGAACGTGCAAAAGCAAACTGTCGTACATTAAAAGAAGAACGTTTGTCTTTGGAGAAAGAACAACGCAAGGGTGTTGTCACACACATGTTAGAGCCTATAGCAGAAGCTTGGGAGTCGTTCAGGCTTTCTAGAGTTCCTGTGGTTTACTCGTTCGCTGACATGATAAACAAATTTTTAGACGATGGTGAGGCTCCTGAACTAGACCTACTGATTGTCGATGAAGCGCAGGATTTGGCAGAGCTCAACTGGAGGCTAGTAGAAAAGTTGGCTTTGAACTCTAAAAAGACATACATAGCTGGGGACGACGATCAGGCTATATACGAATGGAACGGAGCAAAGCCACAGCGTTTTGTAAACTACACAGGTGAAAGCATTGTGTTAGACCAGTCTTACCGTATACCTGGAAAAGTACATCCAATAGCTGAGCGCATATCTAAGCGCATAGTTTCTAGAGAACCTAAAACGTATAGGCCTAGAGAAGAACCAGGCACAGTCAGTAAAGTTAGTTCGGTAGATTTATTGCCTTTGAGGGAGGGGAACTGGCTAGTGCTTGCGTCTTGCGACTACATGCTTACCGACGCATCTAAAGGGTACAACGTTAGAAAGTATTTGATAGACAATGGCTTTGCTTTTGCTCACAACAACTTTCGGTACATACCTAGAAAGATGGTTGCGGCCATACAGATTTGGGAAAGACTAAATAATAAAGAAGACATTACTTTAGCAGAGCTAGATGATCTCTACAGTTATTTAGGCAAGACAGGAGTAAAGAGAGGTTTTATTACACAGGTTTCTCAGGCTCCAAACCAAGGGCAGTCGTTATCACTGCAACAGATTATAGATAACTATGGACTCAAAACAGAATGCCTTGGTCAAGAATGGCAAACTGTGTTTGATAAAACGATAGACGTAGAAAGAAGAAGTTTTATAGAGAAAGCATTAAAGAACGAAGAAGATTTATTAGGAGAACCACGAATTGTCATTTCAACTATACATCAGGCAAAAGGTGGAGAAGCGGAGAACGTTGCTGTGTATCTAGATTTATCTAAGTCACAAAAGCGAACCTCTATGTTACAACCCGATGGGCTGCACAGACAGTTCTATGTTGCGGTTACACGCACAATAGAAAACCTATATCTGATACAAGCCCAAGATGATTATTACAGGTACGTTATATGAGTTTTGTTTACAAACCCCCAACGGAGTGGATACCACCCGATAGTTTTCCAACAGAAAAATTATGTCAGGCAAAAGAAGTTGCTATTGACCTCGAAACCAGAGATCCAAATCTAAAAGATTTAGGGCCAGGATATATCAGAGGTGATGGTGAAGTTGTTGGTATCTCTTTTGCAATTGACGGTTACGAAGATTATTTTCCATTTGCACATGAGCAAGGATTTAACTTTTCTAAAAAGAAAGTCATAGAGTTTACTAAAAAGATATGCGCTACAGACAGTGACAAGATATTTCACAACTCTAGTTACGATGTCGGATGGTTGACTAAAGAAGGTGTCACAATAAACGGCAGGATAATCGATACAATGGTAGTCGCTCCTTTGATTGACGAGAATCAATACTGGTATTCGTTGAATGCTTTGGGTCGCGAATACATAAATGAAGGTAAGACTGAGGCAGAACTAAATGCTGCTGCGGAGGAGTGGGGATTGGATCCTAAGGCTGAAATGTGGCGGTTACCATCAGCTTATGTGGGTACTTATGCAACACAGGACGCAGCCCTCACGCTTAAATTATGGAATCACTTCAAGATTTTATTAGAAGAACAAAACCTCTGGAACGTGTTTGATTTAGAAATGCGAGTGCTTCCTGTCATTCTTGCAATGAAACAAAAGGGTGTTCGTGTAGATTTAGAGAGAGCTGAGACACTAAAGAAACAACTTATCAAAAGAGAAAAGGACATAATCCAACAGATAAAGAAAGAATCAGGTGTTCCTGAGATACAACTGTGGGCAGCCAACTCCTTGGCAAAAGTATTTGATGCAATGAACCTTACGTACCTGAGGACACCAACAGGGATGCCCAGCTTTACGAAAGCGTTCCTAGAAAATCACTCTCACCCCATAGCTAAACTGATACGTGAAGCTAGAGAAGTAAACAAAACACATAGCACGTTTATTGATTCTATATTGAAGCATGAGCACAACGGTAGAATACATGCAGAAATACGTCAGCTAAAAGGTGAGTCAGGCGGCACAGTCACAGGTCGGTTGTCCATGAGCAATCCAAACTTACAACAAGTGCCTGCACGTAACAAAGAGATTGGCCCTTTGATTAGATCTTTGTTTTTACCAGAAGAGGGAGAGCTTTGGTGCTCTGCTGACTTCTCACAACAAGAACCTAGAATACTGACACACTATGCCAGTCGTTCTAAGTATGATGGTGCAGATGCAATTGCAGATGCTTACCATGCTGGTGATGCAGACTTTCACCAAGAGGTTGCTAACCTTGTGGATATCGATAGAAAAACTGCAAAGACAATAGGACTTGGGATTATGTACGGCATGGGCAAAGGTAAGCTGGCAGATCAGCTGGGTGTTACCGTAGACGAAGCGTCAGAGATTTTAGCTAAGTTCAATACGTATGCACCGTTTGTCAGACAGTTGGCAGATTCTGTTATGCGTAGTGCAAACTCAAAAGGTTACATCAAAACTATATTAGGGAGGCGTTGTCACTTTGATATGTGGGAGCCTTTGAAGTATGGAACAGGTAGACCTATGAAACACAAAGAAGCCGTTCATGAATACAACGGTGAAATCAAAAGAGCGTTTGTTTACAAAGCTCTAAATAAACTAATTCAAGGTTCAGCAGCAGACATGACTAAGCAGGCCATGGTCCATTGTTATGAGGCGGGATACCTCCCACTTTTGCAAGTTCATGACGAGCTAGTGTTTTCTATTAAGTCAGATGAAGATGTAGCAAACATCTGCCGTTTGATGGAAGAAGCTGTAGCTTTGGATGTTCCAAACAAGGTTGATGCTGAGATTGGAAAGAATTGGGGCGACTCAATGGAACCTAAGAATAATTGAGATATATCTTAGATTGTAATGTATAATGTTATCTACAGGAGTAAAAATGGATACAACTAAATGGAAAAGCGTAGCTATACGTAAAGAAATCGTTGAAGTAGCAGCCGACATCGGTGAAAAGACTGAAAGGCCTACTAGCAATGTGTTTGCGTATGCGGTCAAAAGATTACAAGATGATCTTGAAAGCGGACGCTTGAATGACGTACCTAAAAGTTAATCATGAAACATAAAATACTGTACGAGTCTCCGTACGAGTACGGTGTGTTCTCCAGCGAAGACAGGCGTAGCGGTCGGTTCTACGACTGCAACGGTGTAAAACTTCCGTCTGTTACCACCATATTGTCAGGCACTAAAGAAGGTGACTTCTTGAAAAAGTGGATAGACAAAGTAGGTGAGGAAGAAGCGGAGCGTATCAGAACAGAAGCTGCAACTAGGGGATCGTACATGCACGACATCCTAGAGAAGCAGCTGGTCAACGGTGACATCTGGGACTTTAAACCTAGAAACGCAGAAGAGAAACGTGCCTACAAAATGGCCTGTACGATTATGGATCAAGGCTTACCTAACGTATCACAGGTGTACGGTTGTGAAATATCTTTGTACTACCCTGACAAGTATGCAGGTAAAGCTGACGTGATCGGTGTGCACAATGACGATCTGTCTATCATGGACTTCAAACAAACCAATAAACCTAAACGCAGACAGTGGGTGTGGGACTACTTTCAACAGTTAGCTGCCTACGCACTTGCGCACAACGAACTGTACGGCACTGACATACAGAAAGGTGTTGTCATGATGTGTTCTGTAGATTGTTTATATCAAGAGTTTGTTCTTGAAGGTGACGAGTTTAAAAGAGCTGCCGAAGCTTGGATGGAGCGTGTAGAAAAGTTTAGTCTCCCAGATCCCGAACCCCAAGATTCTCCTCAAGATTCCTAGATAACTCTGCATTGCCTGTAAGAGATATTTCTATATCCTCTATTATCTCATACATTTCTTCTAGTTCATCTTCGGGCCACTCTCTTTGAAGGTCTAGCTCTTCCGCTTTACTTTCAAAATTTTCTTGTGTCTTCGATGGGACAGGCCAAGCAGTAAAAATACCTTCTTCAATATTATCAATAAAGTCTTTTCCTGCTCCTGTTCTTTGAACAAATCTTTTTAAAGACTCCTCATAAATATCTTCGTCCACGTCCCAAGCTTTTAATGCTTGTAGCTCAAAATATAAATCTTGTTGCAGCCTAAACCAAGAACGTTGCGAATCTTGCCAATCTTTTATCACATCGTCTTTTGTTAGTTTTTCAGCAGAAAGATATTCTCTGCTTAAATTAGGCTTAGTCAGTTGTTCAAACTCATTTATTCTGTTTCCTATAATAAAACCCATAGACCTATCAGGGTTAACTTCTGAGTTTGAAAAACCCATTAATTTTGCTGCAGCTCTAATAAAAGGCATTGTTTTACCGTAACGATCATATTGAGCATCGTCTTCTTGTAACGACCAAATTACATCATTTACTTGTCTAATAACTCCAGGACCAGCTTTCCTAAACGAGTAAGCTATTCCATCTAAAAATTGATCGTACAAATCATCATCTTCATTCCAAATAGGTTTTATATTTAACGGGTTGTCGTCATTTTGATTTTGCACTAAATCTAATGCTAAGTCCCCAGATATACTAGCTTGAAAATAAGACTCTGTGTATTCAGCAATAAATTGTCCCATGGCTTGTCTTATGGCTGCTGGATCTCCTTTACCACGAGTTTCTCTTAATGTGCCACCTATAACATTGTAAAACTTACCTATGGCCTCATAAGGGAAAAAATAGTTTGTGTTTAAATACGGTGTATCTTTAGGAACAGGTTTGCCATCTTTATAAGTAACTTCGGTTTTTTTGTTTCCTAACCATATTATTCTGTCTTTATCCTGATAAGGAGCAATAAGTTCATTTGCTGCATAGGTTTCATCATCATCGATGTTAAATATAATTTGACTTCCTTTAGCCAGTGCAGCGACTAAACCATGCGTAGCAAGGTATCCACCGATAGCTCTTTCTTGAGCACGTTGTAAGAATGGATGTGAAGGTAACTCTACGCCTTCTGCAGCAGCTCTTGCTTGTATATCTGGACTTGGAGAAAATGTTCCCATCCTGTAAACCAATTGAGCAGAATTAGTTGTTGTTCTAGCAATTTCTGTAGGAAAAGCAATAAAGTTACCTATGGGAAGATTTTGAAAATACTCCCTAAATTTTCCTACGTAATCATAATTAGGCATAGCATTTCTTACCATGTAAGCAGCTACGTGATCTATGTATTTGTCTAAGTCTGTAACGTTTCTTAATACTGTGCCTTGGTCTTGCACATAGTTAGAAACTTTTTCTGTAATGCCGCTTTTGGTTTTTAGTGTTTTAGCAAAATCTCTTAACACTCTAAGTTTTAAATCGTCAGAGCCTTCTATCTTATCTACCATATCTTTAAACTTTCGTCTTTCAGATAGGAAAGCAAGTATTTTAAAAAAGTCATCTGACGCAGCATAAGCTCGTCTAGCTCCTCTGTTTAAGCTTAATACATACGAATCAAAAGCTTTACCTGGTCCTGTTTGTCCTAAAGCATATAACAAGTTAACTACTGAATCTATTCCCTTTAAATTTGGATTATTAACTACACGAGTAAAAACACCTAACGCATCGTTAGCTCTGACCTCTGTATTAACAATACCTAGCTCTTGTAAGTACGACCAAGCTGAATTGTATTCATCAACGTTCCCTGAAATTTCTCCTGTCTCAGGGTTATATTGCACATTGCCAAATAAGTCATTACCAACCAGTTTCATTGCATTTTGTACTTCGCCTTCTTTGCCAAACATGCCTCTAAAATGCCCGTTAAAACCATACATAATTGCAGCACCGTAAAGGTTTCTCATTTGCGTACCAGGACTTAGTACAATAATTCCATATTGAGTTATACCTTTTGCAATTCCAATATATTTTGCAAACTCATTTAAAAGTTGATCTTCAAAGCCTATTGTGTTTCCTTGAGACAAAGCTTCTGCCATAGTCTTTGTAGTATAGAATCCTTCTAAAGGATTAAATTCGTCTCCTGTTTCTATTTTAATAGGATACTCTTTGGTAGCTGTTGGAGAAAACCATTGTTCTCCTGGTAATTCACTAAGTCTTTTAACTTCTTGAAAAAACGTAGCGTTTTCTATGGTTCTAGCCATTCGAGCAAAAGATGTTGCAGCTATAAGCTCAGGTTCTTTTATTTCTCCTAATAGCTGTCTAACAGCGTATGGTATTTCTCCTCGTTGTGTAAGAAGTTGGTTTATTTTTATATCAGCTTTTTCTTCACCTTTTTTACCTTTTAACAACGCAGCCATTTTAGAAACATTAGTAGCACTTTCATACAAAGATCTATCGATCCATTCATTGACTGCTTGTTCTGCTTTTTCTTTTCTAATCTCAAGAGCACGATTTTCTATTTGTTCGTCAGTTGCAACTGCTCCTAACTCAAGTCTTGCATCGGATCTATAATCAGGCATTCTATTTCTATATTTATATTCCATAGAAACTATCGCTCTGTTATACAAATCCGTCATAGTTCTATTAGGCGTTGTCGTCTCAACCCCCACTTTTTCTGCTACTTTAAAAGGTAAGTTTTGTATAGATTCTATAAGCATTTGACCTTTAGGATTCCACCCTAAATTCGGTGAAAAGAATTTATATGATCTTGTTACATAAGTGTTCAAGTTATGCTCAACAACAGCTTTTAAATCTGGATCTAGACTTTCTGGGGGTATTTCTCTTAGTAATCTATTACTAAGTTCATCTATGCCTCTTCTTATTTTAAGTGCTGGTTTTCGTAACGAATCAGGCAACTGTCTTGCAGCAACTTTAGTTGACTGTATGTCTTGCAGTTGACCTTCTATAAAGTTTATTTGATCGTTTATTTCATTTAACTCGAACTCTGATAGTTCGTCTCGTCTATCTATTTTTTGCGTTTCAAGCTCGCTTAATGTTTGCTCAGCTGCTCTACGTTCCTCAGCTGTAAGTTCTATACGTGCCCCTGTCTGTTGTAGAAATGCCATAATTAATTTATCGGCTTCTTCTTTAGTTTTTACATCGCCGTTTCTAATTGCTTCTGCTACAGCTTGCTCTACTTCTAGTCCTAAATTTTGAGCTTTTGTTTCTAGTGCTCTAATTCTACCTGTTCTTTGTCTAGCTCTACTACCTATTAATAACCCTGTAGGCATTAAAGGTCTCATATACTCACTAAAAAATTTATTTACTACTCCTCCTTGAAATTGCGGAGCCGTTCCTAGTGGCATTTCAAGACTTACTAACCTTGGGTTTTGATAAAATTGTTGTATAGAACTACCATCAAAAACTTCACTAATTGTTTTATTTACGAAAGGGCTATCTGGAGACACTTCAACCCCGTCTACTTTAAATACAGAAAGTTCTGCACCTCGTTTAGCTGTTTGCTCAGCTAGGCTCATGCCTTCTTCAATACCTTGTCTTTCAAATCCAATAGTTTGTACACTGCCGTCAGGCATTTCTATTGCCATTTCTGCTCGTAATGCAGTGCCTTCAGGTCGTATAACATCTATGTATTGTGGCGTTAAAACAAAAGGAACAGGATTACCATTTTCGTCAAAAGATACTTGTGTTAAGTCTATAGTTCTACTTTTATTGGCTCGATCTCTTACTTGTCGTTGCAGGTCAACGATAGCTTGTTGTTCCGCAAGTCTATTAGCCAGTTCAGATTTAGACATACGTTGAGTCATTTCTGAGCTCAGTGTCGGCACAGCTTCAGCCACTGCTGCTCTTAGTTCTTCGATTGTGTACGTTTGTTCAATATCACTTACGTAGTCTCTAAACTCATTAGCTCCCAACTTCCATGCAGGGCCTTGTCTTTCTCTTAATAAAATTTTTGCACTAGCATTAGCTAAAGCTGCACGGTCTTCTTCTCTAGTTTCTGTAGTGCCTGGTATAAAAGCTAGTTCACCTTGTCTAGTAGCCCATCGTTCGTAGGCCTCTGGCGTACCGAACTCTTCTAAAATATACGCATCTAGCTGTTCATCCGTCATGTTATCCAACGCAGCTTTTTGTTCGTCATACACTTTTTCAGGGTTAAAGTTAGAAAGCACAGAGTCAATCATGTACTCTCTAATTACCCTGTCTTGATTCTTAGCTTTTACCGCTTCTACAAGTTTATTACGTAAAGACTCTCTGCTTTCTCCTGGTATTAGCACACCAAGTTCTAGTTCAGGGTTCGCTTCTATAATTATTCTAATTTGATTTGCGTCTAACTCGTCTAAATTTGGGGCTATGGTTTGTAGCTCCGCTTGTGTTAAAGCTTCTGCTTTCTCATCGTTTGCACTACGCTCTTCTTCTGTAACTTGTTTTTGAAACTCATTGTATTTAGGAGTAGCTAATCTACCAGCTGTAGCAAATATAGTGCCTTCTCCGATGGCTTCTCCCATTACACTTTTTGCTAAACCTGTAGTTACATCTAAATTAGGATCAATATTATTTTTGACCATTAAGTTTTGTGTAACTGTGTCGACTCCACCTATGCCACCTTGCAATATGGCCTGTGTTATATAGTGCTGCAATATAGGTTTACTTAAACCTAACAATCCAGCAGGGACACTGGCTGCATTTATAATCATACTTATACCAGATTTTCTTTTTGCATACGTGTCTGCACCTGCTTCATCGTCAGGAAACTTTTCTAGATACTCGTAGTATGCGTCACCATAAGTTTGTGCAAAAACAGTAGCACCGCCTCCAACAGCTGCAGCTGCTAATGCTGCATACGGATTACCTGTTACTGCAAACGTAGCTCCACCCGCTGCTCCTGCACTTGCTAAAAAAGGAGCTGAGCCAGGTATTACTTCACCTACAGTTGCTGCCCACCATTCTGGGTCTGTAACATTTTTAAATTGTTCTAGCCCTTCTTCGCCATACTTAGCTTCGTATGCAAACTCACTAGCTTGTTGTTCGTTTATGTCTGCTCTTTGCCGTAGTTCTTTAGCGTAGTCATCGTGGCCTCTACCTTCTTGTGCTACAGCTCTAGTTTTTTGCCAATCTCCTATGCTTGCTTGTGTACTGCCGTACAAGCTATCAAAAAACCTGTCGGCAAACAAAGCAGTTTTAGCAGCTAATGGTAAAGGTATTTCGTCTACAACATCAAAAAGACTTTGCTGAGGCTGTTCTTTAGGTTGTTCCTCAGTCTGCCCCTCGTTACTTAAAGGAAGTCCCAGCTTTTCTCTGTCTTCGTTCGTAAGTGGAGGCATGTGTAATTAAGAAGCTACTTCAAAAGTGGCCCATTTTTCAAGAGATTTTCTTATTTGCGTTTTTGACAAAGGCTGACCGTTTTCTTCCAAGCCTAGCAAATATAGATAATATTCTAATAGATCTCCATCTTTATTAAGTCCAGGAATTTTTCTTATTTGGCCTTGATACTCTACAGGGAGCTTACCACCTGTTTGACCTATAAATAATATTAAAGCTTTAGCAAAATCTCCTTCCTCAGCTTTTATTGCTGCATCCCATTGTTTTTGTAGACGTTCTCTTTCATCTGCTTGTCTTGTTATATCTTCTAAAGAAAAAGCTTCTGCTTCTTTAGCTGTAAAATCAATATCTAGTCCTCCAACAGGAGTTCCTGCTCTTGCTTGTGCATTAAGTATGGCTTTTGCTATATCCATTTCGCTTCCTATAGCTTTATCCAACGCTGCTGTTTCTGCTGCTCTTCCTGCAGCTAGTCCAGCAAGGTATCTTCCAGAAGGAGACCCAACCGTAGCTACGTTTGCTCGAGCGGCTTTTCCCACTTGGGGAGCTAATGCTCTTCTTTCTGCTTGTAACTCCTCAAGTCTAGACAAATCTATTTGCGAACCAGTCGTGGCTTGATCTTGTTCTAATTTTGCAATTTGTGCTTTTCTTAATAACATTTTTTGAATGTCTGGACTGTAGTTGTTCCATTCACTTAAAGGAAACTTACCTTCTCCAAAAAGTTCATCCAGTTGTTCTTGAGTTAATACAACTCCGCCACTTTGCATGCCAGGAATATCTGCCATAAATTCAGATAAAAACTGTTCGGTAAACAATTGATCTTCGGTATCTACTTTGTCCACCTTAAATTGTTTGCGTAAGTTGTTAAGCTCATTGTTATAAGCCACGCTCATGCTTTTTAAATATCTGCCAATGTTCTCTACACCAGCTTGTTCAATATAGTTTTCTATTTCTTTAACAAACGTATCTTTAAGTTTTGCTACAGCAGCTTTAAAGTTACTAGGTCCTTGGTCCTCCGTTACTTCTTCTTTGACCTCTACCTTTTCTTCTATCTTCGGCATTGGCATATCAGGGACATCTGGTTTAGTGATGCTGGCCAGACTATTTAGTGCATCGTTAACTTCGGCATCACCTTCTTCGAATAACTGTGGTTGAGGGACGACACCGCCCACTTGCATACCAGGAAAGGGTACGTAGCCACCTTGCACCATGGGTACAGGATCAAGGCCAGACATAATACCTTGCTCTCTGTTAGAGAACATTTTTCTTTTCTTCCACTGCTCGTGCATTAACCTAAGCCTCCGAATATTTGAAGAATTTGCGCTAACTGTTCAAGTTGATTAGGTTGTCTAACAGGTTGTGTAGAAACAGGTGTTTGATCCACGCCTGGTAGATTTATTCCGCTAGGTGCATTTTGTATCCCACCAAGAAGATCCAGAATACCTTGTTGAGGATCAAAAACATTGGGTATAGGATTAAACGTAGTAGTTGCATAAGTTCGTGGTAATAATCCTAATGCACCTTGCAAACTAGCTAAACGTTGTCTGGGTTCTAAGGCTAGTCTATTAGCGGCATCGAACTGAGCTCCGTACATTTGATCTTGTATGCGTCTGCCTGTTCCACCTAGTCCTTCAAAAGTTCTTATTTGGTTTAACAGATTATTTTGAGCAGTAGTTCCAAGATCAGCAAAACTTGTTCCTAGTGCGCCAAGTCCTCTGGCTGCGTTTTGCGCTGCCGTTGTAGCTTGTCCAAATCCTGTCGAACGTATGCCACCTAAAGCTTCCGCTGCGCCTCTGCCAAATGCTCTTTCTCTTTCTTGTTCCATTAGCCTGCCACGAGAACCACCAAACGCTCCTCTGCTTACAGCTTGTGTTCTATCAGCAATGCCTTGTTTCGCGCTGGCTTCTTGTAAGTCTGATAGTGTCTGTTGCACAACATCTTGTTCGTAGGGATTGTAAAATTGTCTGATGCCACCTGGCGTAAGATAGCCACCTGCTTGTTGCATCATCTGTCCGCCTTGTTGTATGTATGGGGTAAACCCACCAAGGCCACCAGCTAAAGTTCTGGCCTGCATCTCGTACGGATCAAGTCCTGCTACTTGTTTAACAGGAACTGGTGTTGGTGTTTGTGCTAAACCGAATGCAGATTCCAAAAATCCACGACGCATGGCTTGAGCATACGGCTCTTCATATCTACCAGTAGTTGTAGGTCCGCCTCCTACTGCTGTTCCACTAAAATAACTTGGATTAACTGACATTACCCCATCCTCTCTGCTTGTTTCATTAAATTGTATAAATTCTTAGCACCAATATTCTCAGTAGCTTTTCTTGTCATAACGAACTCACCTGGTTCTAATCGCGCTAGTGTTATGTCTCCAGGGCCGTCGTCTTTGCCAGCACCGTGTATCCCACCGTGTTTCATTTCTGGTGGAGGTGCGTTAGCGTAAGCAACACCTGGCATTAGTGCAGGTTGTATATTAAATACTCTGTAGTCAGGCATACTGCCAAGACCTTGGTCGCCATAAGCTTCTGCTCCAATCGGAACTCTTATATCGTCTTTTCTTTGTTCTTTTAAGTAGTTATATAAAAGTAATTGTCCTATAGGGGAGTTAGCAAAGTCTGTAATGCCTCCGCCTACTGTTTGCATGATTCCTTGAGCTCTGCTTTTACCTCCTTTTCTGTCCGCACCAAAAAAACCTAGAATAGTATCAAGCAAACCAGGTTTTTGCGCAGTAGGGGTTAGATCAACTGTTGGATACAAACCAGGATAAAGATCTTGTAAAGTTTCATCATAGGCTGAAGGATCCATGTTACTTATAAAATTATCTGTAAAATTAGCTACTTGTTCTTCAACAGTGCCTGGACCTGTGTATTCTTGAAAAAGATTTATATAATTCCCTGCATCATCAAAAACAGGGTTGTTGTCAATATAAGAATCTATATCTAAAAAATCACCAATGTCAAAAGAACCCAGACCAGTAGATTTAAACTCTGGTGTTAAATCTGTTATATCATCAAACAGATAGCTGTAATCAGTCGTCGTATCTTCGTCTACAAAAATATTGTCTAAAAAACTAAAATCTTCCGCCATAATGCCCTCTATATTATCGTTTTTTCTATTCGTTGTCTTGTTTGTTCGATGCCCCAAAATAAAAGGATATGATAGCACTTGCTAAGCCACCAAGGTAGCCTAATACAAGGTTTATCAAAGCTTCTGAGTTTTGTTCTGGAGGCTGAATAGTCACTAAAAATATATAGCCCATAAACCCACCTACGACAGCTATACCTATTACTCTAGCCGTCCAATCTTTGCTGAACTTTCCTCTAGCATCTTGTACGTCTGCTGTTTCTAATGCAAACAAGTCTATGTCCAGTTTTTTCATCTGCACTTCAAAGTCAGCTTCTACTTTCTTTAATTGTGCCAGTTGTTCAGGACTAGCTGTTTCCATAGCCTTTTGTATCTTCTTTGGCTCAGGATCACATCCTAATACTTCTGAAATCATGTTTGCAGCCATACCACCCATAGGACCGCCTAGTGCTGTTCCTATAGTTGGTGCTACTGTTCCTACAAGATTTTTTAATATACCTAGTTTCATTAACACTTCCACCTTCTGCGCGCTTGCCTAATTCTTGAATTAGGATCGTTTCTAGTTTTAGCAGAGCTTCTCTTTAATTGACCTAATGATCTTGCGCAATAAGATTTACGTCTTTTAGCTGCTTTGCTACCTTTCTTAACCTTACCTGTCACAGCTGTTTTAAGCTTAGAGCCAGGATTGGCTTTTCTGTAAGCACGTACGCCTTTTTTAGTCATACCAGCACCTTTCTTAGTAGGACGGTAGTTACCGCCTTTACCAGTGGTTCTGCGTATTGGCTTAGCTTTTTTTCGTGCCACGTCTTCTTCTCCTAGTTGTAGTTCTTTTTCTGGCTGCAGGTTTTTTCTTCTTTACTATAGTACGAACATTAGTGGGTTTACCTCCTGGGTTACCTGCTGCTCTCTTTCTTTTTACTGCGCTTTTTCTCTGCGCTGCTGTCATACTTTTAGCTTTAGATCTCGGTACACATTTAGGGTACTTACGTTTACTGCTTTTAGCAGACTTTCTACCACATGCTTGGAACTTACCTTTTTTCTTGGGCGCACCTATGTCCACCCAATCGCCTTTAGGCCCCTTTCCAAACCATGCGGTTAGTCCGCCTTTAGGCTTAGCCATTATGCGTATTTACCTCCACGCTTTTTGTACTCTCTTACTAACCAACCATTAGCATACGCAGAAGGATAGACCTTAAACTTTTTTTTAGCTTCAGACTTTACTCTTGAATACAGAGCCTTATTAGTAGGCGTAGCCCCACTTTTCTTTTTAGTCTTTCTAGCTGATTTCTTTTTCGCAGTTCTTGTAGCCATTACTTTTTCTTCTTTCTTCTAAGTTTTTTAAAGTCTGCTCCTGTAATCTTGTTACGAGGCTTAGCTACTCTAGCTATCTTTTTTTGTCTTGGTGACAGTTTCTTTGCCATTGTTTTCTCCTATGATAATTTAGTTTTTTTCCTACGGTTATTCGCTACTGCGCCACAACCTTTACTTTGTACCATTGTCATGCCTGGCATGAATACGCCTCCAGCTTTCATTTTTGTAGCTGTCTTTGCTGCGTTTGCAAAATCTTGAGAGCTTGGTGCACCTTTGTCACCTTTCTTTCTCATTTTGCGTCCTGACTTTCTTTTCTTATGTATGTTTGCGTACAGACTCATTAAGGTCTCCTTAGCTTCTTCTTATAGTTTGACACATTTTTTACTTTCTTTTTAGTTCTTTTAGCCATTCAACATCTTCTCTTTAAGCCTTACTGCTCGGTCTCCAACTTGAGTAGCCCACTTACTGTCCATCATTTCTGCGGCCGCTGTTTCCCAGTTTTCGTCTTTTGCTGCGGCTAAAAACTTTTTAAACTTACTCAGTCTAGGATAGCCTAAGTTAAAACACATGTTAGCCAATACACGTTGCCTTGTATCGTTTAAGCCACGCCACCATTGCAAATTCTTATCTAGTTCTTTGCATACTATGTCCACGTCTGCATTTAAACAATCTTTAACTCTTTGTTCTGATACAGGGGTTCCCAAAGGCTGTCCCCACTCTTCATCACTTTCTGTAATTAAATGACCTACACCAAAAGTAGCGAATCCAAGATGGTCATTATAAATCTCATGAATAATGCCCTCATCTAACATAAGCTCTTCTAATAACTTAACTCTGTCCATCATATTGTTATTGTTGTTGCTCCACCTGTTGATACTGTAATTTTGCCTAAAGAAGCAACGCCTTCTACTCCGAACTGTTCTCCCTCGTAAAGTGTTATCCATTGCTCACCATTCCATAGTTGTAACTCTTCTGCAGTTAAGTTCCATATAATATCTCCCTGTTGAAATTGGTTTTCATTACGCTGTGTTTCATTAACTGAAAGAGTAGAGTCTATATCTACTTTACCTAGACTAAGCTCTAACACCCTAACCAATCTATTAAATGTTTCAGGAGATATTTCGCCTATGGCTATTGGAAGTCTTGTTTCTAAAATTTTAGCCATTATCTTCTACCGTTTACTTTCAAGTCCATACGAGTAGCTCCTACTCTAAAACCAACACCTAATCTTGCTCCTAGACTATTATCATCATCGGACTCTATCCTTAGTGCCGCTTGTCTAGCCCTAAGTCTAGTGTCTATTTTTGTAGTCGTTGCTGTGCAAGTGTTTGTTGAGTCTGTTGCTAGACTTTCTCCTGGATAATTTCTTTGTTTCAGTACAAAGTTAATTGTCTGGCCCGAACCTCCGCTTCCTGTAAATTTTACATCAGGTATGATTCTACTGATGGCTTGAAACTGGTCTCCGTTCCCCAGTGCAAAGTCACTGGACTCTATAAATACGTTATCCATCGGAGAACCATCATCGTCATTTCCCGTTTCATGGTTGTATAAGTAGCCTGTATTGCTTGTGGTGTATGTGGCCATCGGAGTGTCAAATATCCCTTCGTCCAACCATGAACTTCTCGTAAGCTGGCCTATTGTCCAAACTCTATCCTCATAATTAAATACGACATACCTATCAATAACACTAGAACTAGAAGAACAGTAGAACCATCCCACTTCATCAAACTCTTTGTTCACAAAACCAAATACTTGAAACGCTTGTCCTTCGTTAAAATCACTAAACACATAGTTTTGAACAGTGCATGGAATATCTGTAACTGCTCCGTTGTAGGTGTAAAAACCTTTCTTATCCATCCAAAAAATACCTTTGGGTGTGTTGATTGCTCCGTTTGGAGATATCAATCCAACACCTTCGTTAACTAAATTTATGCCAAACGTAAACGGCTGGCCAATGAAAGTCATGGAATATAAAGCTGTGTCTGTCCAGATTAAGGTTTCTTGTCTTGCTCTAACCGCTCCTACAATTTGAGATCCCGCAGATAATCTAAAAGATCCTGCTGTATTTGTAGATAAAGGTTCCCAAACAGCTGCGTTTTCTTGGTCGCTCCAGGCCACCAGCATAGGATCTAATGATCCTGAACGTGAGCTACCTGATATTGGATCGGCACCTAAACAAACAACATGTCTATCTATGTCACTTACTAACACTTGTAAAGCTTCGGTTGGAGGTAGATTCGCTCCTGCTAAACTTGTTAAAGGTATTGCTCTAGTCGTCCCCAATGTAGCTGCGCTAGTATCAAAGTAATACACTCCGCCAGCTCGTACATTCATGACTAAATCTTCACCGAAATTATCATGCGACCATAATCTTAATTGATTTGCAGCGGTTATAGCTGTAGCCGATCCCCAAGTGCCTGCTCCCCAAGTGCCTGCTCCCCACCCTGTAGATTCTACAAAGCTATCTAGCCCTACGTTAATTTGATATGCACCTACAACAGAACTACCACCGTTACCACTATCACTAGCATTTGCTGTAACTGTAGTCCCAGAAGTGTCCTTAGCTGTAATTGTATAAGTGTTTGCTCCTGTAACTAAAAGTATTTGATACTCTTGATTTAATACAGCAGCAGTTACATTGCCGCCCAAAGTAGACGCACCACTAAAGGTTACAAAATCATTTGTAACTGCTCCGTGGCTTGTGTCCGTTACAGTTATAGTAGAGCTGCCATTAGTAGCTGCGAAAGTTACATCGCCTGCTGCGGTAGTAACTCTTAGAGGGGTAATATCATAAAAGTTGTCCCCTTCTTTTACGTAATATTTCCAAGTGGCTCCTAAGCCTAAGTATTTGGTTAAAGACAAATCTACCCAAGCATGAAGAGCTCTGACGGTAGATTGATAAGTATTTAAAGTAGCTTTAGCCCAACCTCCAATTTTTTCTGGAAGTCCTTTACGAAATCGAACAAGATTAGCGTCAAACCATCCGCCATCATTAGAATAGTCTGTTCCCTCGCGATTTATTCCTGGTCGAAATATAAATTTTTCTAATGCCATCTTTCATTTATATTAATTTGTCTATACCTAAAGAAGCTGCTGTTAGGCCATACAAGCCCCACATAATATACTCAAGTCTTCTAAACTTAGCAGATCCTTCGTCTAGTCTTTTTTCTATGTTCTCATAGCGAATAGCACATTCTTTTTCGTGTGTGCTAATTTGATGTATTGCGTCTTTAGCTGTAGCCATTATTTTTTCTTTTTAGGCCTGCCTCTTTTTTTCTTTTTAACTTTGACGGTAGTGTAGGCCTCGTTTACTTCTGGGGTGGATTTATCATCTGCAACAAACTTACCTTTTTTAGTTCTTGCTCGAACAGTTTTTTCTTCTACGCCTACAACGGACTGCCAAAACTTTTTAATAGTGTCATAGTAGGATTTGGGTAGCCATTTCTTCATTGTTTTACCTCTTTAGATTCGTCAACAACTTCCAAAGTGCTTTGATAAGCTACTAAAGCTGTAACTCTTATATCTAATTGATATTGTATGTTTGCTAGTTGCTCTTGAAGATTTTGAATCTCTTGTTGCAAAGTTTCTGTATAAGCTATTCTTTTTTGTAATTGAGGATCTACAGGTTGTTCTGTAGTTTCAGATGTTTCTACTGCTTTCTCTTCAGTCATTTTTTATCCCTTATGAGTTTGATGCAATATACGCTTTACCTGTAGTAATAGCTGTGCTGCAATCATTCTTTTTGCTTGAAGACGATCCTTTTACGTTAGGTGTAT